CCAATCTTTTATGAGAGTTAATGTTAAAATTTGTTTCTATAAATTCAAGCCAATACAAGCGTGGCGTTATGCCTTTATTCGGATACTTACTAATGCTAAGCATACTCATGCTCATCTTGAGTTTAGTACCGAACCACCAATAGCTGTTATTGTTATTGATGGTAAGGCTGCTGAAATTACAAAGGTAAAAACTTTATCTAAACTAAAAGCAGAAAAGTATTATGAGTATAACATTGGCGATCTTGAGTTATCTTCTGCTGACTTTACATTCTTCCAAACCTATCCGAAGATTAACGCGGTTAAGATGATCTTTTATTGTGCAGTTGGTCGTTTCTTTGGTATGAAGAAACCAGCTAGTTGTGTTACATTTATCTGTGACTATTTAAAGTTTAAAGGTTGGGATATCCCTGACCTCTTCAGTCCAAAGGAACTATGGGAGAGCTTACATGCTAATAATAATGATCGGTGGAAAGGCCCGCGTGGGCAAAACAACACTGGCCAAATGGCTAAGTGAATACGCTTACAATGAAGGCTACTCGCCTATCTTACTTCCTTTTGCTCAGGCTTTAAAGGAAGAAGCAGAAACAAGAGGCTTCTCAAAAGACAAGAACCCAGAAGAGTATCGTGCATTTTGCCAGACTCTTGGTTCAGACATGAGAACTATTGACTCCGACTTCTGGGTAAAGAAGTTTAAAGAAAAGATTAAGTTCTTATACGAACAAGAAAAGAAAGCATTAGACCAAGACCCAGAGACATGGCATGAGAAGGTTGTCATTGTAGATGACTGCCGATACATGAATGAGGTTGCCGCTGCCCGTGAACTACGAGCATTGACTGTCTTTGTATCACATGGTAATCGTGTGTTGCCCGAAGATACTGCTGAGTGGAGAAAGCATGAGTCAGAAGCAATGGCTAACTCATTAGAAAATGAAGACAAGAATTATTCTGATGTCTTTAATTACTTACTTCGTAATGACGGTACAGAAAAGAAGTACAAAGAAAAAGCAACCCAAAGGTTTGAAGAATGGTTTCACATTCTAACTGAAGGATTGCTTGGTGATCTTTGTAACTGTGAACTGTGTATGTCATGCCGTGAGGATCGCTCTCCTGATGAAGAGCAAATTATTCAAGACATTCTTAAACTACTAGACGAGGAAAAAGATAATGGAAAGACCTGATGTTGCTGTTCTAGATGGAGATATCTTGTGTTACCGTGCTGCTTTCTGGGCTGATCAAGAAGGTGTTGAGTATCTAGAAGAACGGCTATCCCATGATGTTAAGGCTTGGACACCAATGGGAATGAAGAAGGTCTACATTGCCATGTCTTGTAGCCGCAAGGATAACTACAGACGGGACTTCTGGGAACCCTATAAGGCACATCGTGATGTGCGTAAACAGACCCCAGATTGCATGGACTACGCTCTTGAGCTTATCAAAGAGCATGACATTCTGACAGTACCAAGGCTAGAGGCTGATGATATTATGGGACTTATGGCTTCTTCTGGTAAGGGGATAGCTGTTACCATTGATAAAGATCTCAAGTCTGTACCGGGGTGGCACTGGAATCCTGACAAGGAACATACACCAGATATGGTAGATGATTACACTGCTGACTATAACTTCCACAAGCAGTGGATTACCGGGGATACGACCGATAATATCCCCGGTATCTGGAAGTGGGGGCCAGCTAAGGCTGAGAAGTGGCTTAAGTATGTCCACCCCCGGAACTGGTCGGCTGCTGTACTGGCAGCTTATGACCAAGCTAAGACCGCAGATGGCGGTAAATATGATTATGATTACTGTTTGGCTATGGCCCGATCTGTCCGCATCCTACGGGATGGTGAGTACGACAAGGCTACTAAACAGGTAAAACTATATTGCCCAATAGTTGGGGCTACTGAAGAACAAACCCTAGGAGATACTAATGGATACTGAAGTTACTTGCTTTGATACAAACTCAGCTACCTTTGCTGATAATAATAATTACAATACTTCTACTTATACCCATAGATCAAAGGGTATCCCTATGGTTCTCCACGATCTTAAGTGCAATCCTGAGTATAAGACCAAGGGTGCTGCTGGTGCAGATCTTAAGTGCGCTCTAGATATTGTACTGCATCCCGGTAGTAATCAGATGGTTGCTACTGGAGTATCCTTTGCTATTCCAGAGGGATTCGTGGGTCTTATATTCCCACGCTCTGGTCTGGCTACAAAGGGTATTACACTCAAGAATTCTGTGGGTGTTATTGATTGTGATTATCGTGGTGAGATCATGGTATCCTTGGTAAACAACTCTTATGATGTTGTCACACTAAATACTGGTGATCGTATTGCTCAGATTGTCTTCCTACCTGTTACTCAATTCCCATTCATCTCTGTCGATAAACTTCCAGAGACTGCGCGGGGAACTGGTGGTTTTGGAAGTACAGGTTTATAACTAACTAAGGAAGGATAGACATGGATACATTTCAAAACTTTATTGCCATCTCTCGCTATAGCCGATGGATGGATTCTGAATCTCGTCGTGAAACTTGGGATGAAACTGTAAATCGTTGGTGGAATTACTTTACAACCAAGGTTCCAGCCCTAGCTTCACGACCAGATGTTCGTGATGCAATTCTAAATCTTGAGGTTCTACCCTCAATGCGTGGGCTTATGACCGCAGGGCCAGCTTTGGACCGCGATCATACCGCATTATACAACTGCTCATATTTAGAGATCGACTCATCAAAGTCTTTCTCTAATCTAATGTATATTCTTATGTGTGGTACTGGTGTTGGCTATACTGTTGAGCGTAGATGCACAGACAAGATGCCAACTATTCCAACCATCCATAAGATGTTTGACAATGTAATGTTCGTAGAAGATAGTCGTGAAGGCTGGTGTGATTCACTCCATCAACTAATCGACAATCTATACAAAGGTGTTCACTTAAAGTGGGACACTAGTAAGGTACGCAAGGCTGGAGAAAAACTCAAGACTTTCGGAGGACGCGCAAGTGGTCCTGCCCCGCTTGAGGAAGTATTCCGCTTTATTGTTCAGACATTTTATAAGGCTCAGGGACGAAGACTCACTCCGCTTGAGTGTCACGATATTTGCTGCAAGATTGCTCAGTCAGTCATCGTTGGTGGCGTTCGCCGCTCAGCAATGATCTCTCTCAGTGATCTCGCGGATCGTGAGATGGCAACATGTAAGAGCGGTGCTTGGTGGGAATCATCAGGTCACCGCGCCCTAGCCAATAATTCCGCTGTGTACAATGGTCGCCCTTCAATGGGACAATTTCTAGAGGAGTGGACTGATCTGTACAATTCTCACAGTGGAGAGCGCGGTATCTGCAACCGTGATGCGATGAGGGCTATTGCAGTCAAGGCTGGTCGTGATGAAAGTATTTATTATGGAACCAACCCTTGCTCTGAGATTATTCTCAGACCCAATCAGTTCTGCAACCTATCGACCGTTGTAGTCCGCGCTTCAGATACACCTGAGACATTAGCTAAGAAGATTGAGATGGCTACAATCATTGGTACAATTCAAAGTATGTTTACTTACTTTCCTTATCTTTCCCGTGAAGATTCTTCATGGACAAAGAACTGTGAAGAAGAGAGACTACTTGGTGTATCTATGACAGGCATCTTTGATAACAAGCTAATGTCCGGCATTCATGGTTACGGAAAGCTCAAGCATGTTCTTGAGAATCTCCGTGAGATCGCAATCAAGACTAACCTTGATTGGGCTAAACAATTGGGCGTCAACCCAAGCAAGTCAATCACTTGCATCAAGCCAGAGGGAACTACCTCATGCTTAGCTAATTCAGCCAGTGGTCTACACCCACGATATGCCGAGCACTATTATCGTAGAGTTCGTATCGACAAGAAAGATCCTATCTATCAGCTTATGCGTGATGCACAGGTTATGGTAGAAGACTGCGTAATGAATCCAGATTCAACCGCTGTCTTTACCTTTGCTCAGTCTGCTCCATCAGGTTCTCTTACCCAAGATGAACTACAAGCAATCGACCACCTTAATCTGTGGCTTGCTTACCAAGAGTATTACTGCCAGCATAAGCCAAGCATTACTGTTAATTATTCCGATAGTGAGTTTATGCCAGTAGGTCAGTGGGTATGGGAGAACTTTGATAAGATTTCTGGTATCTCTTTCCTACCTAAGTCTGATCATATCTATGCTCAGGCTCCATTTGAATCAATCACTAAAGAAACATATGATTCATATGTAATGGTTCCTGTCGATTTCAATAATCTATCTTTCTATGAAAAGACAGACACAACAACATCCTCTCATACAATGGCATGCACTGCTGGTGCATGTGAGATCATAGATCTTAAAGGATAAAACATGGGAAAAACACTAGCCCAACTTGAAGCAGCACTTGCAACAAGAACAGCTGACTTAAATAGTTATAACTCTTCATTACAAAGTCTTGGAAAAACATTAAGTACTGTTCAGTCAGGTCTTTTAGATTTTAGAGACATCGGTGAATCCGCTTACTTTAAACAAACAGGTGCTCAAAAACTAGCAACAAAAGAAGTTCCTAGATATACTGATGTATATGATAAAGAATATTCTGCTATTAAAGATGTTCAGTTTACACTTGGTGGTGATGCTGTTACTGCTTCAAACACTGACAAGGCTTTTTATGTATTTAATGCAGCTAGAACAGCTGAACAAAAGACAGAACAGCAGATTGGTGAAGTAGAAAAAAATAATTTAGCTTATCAAAAACAGCAAGAAGACATTGCAAAGTTTTTAAATAGTGAAAAACAAACAGCTCAATCAGGAGTATTACAAAAATATTTATCTTCTGTTTTAAATCCTGTTGTTCCTAGAGGTGGAATAAATCCATTTCAGTATGATCAAATAAATCTTAAAAACCCAGCTGAATTAGCTAGATGGAATGCAGCTAAAAGAAGTAATAAAGAAGTAACATATAGTTACAATCCAGTTACTAAAAAAACAGAA